AGGATCTGTTGATACCTTAATTGCACCATCAAAACTGAAAGCGATGGTTTATGAAAATCCAACCACACAAAATGCTGGTTTGGATGTATACGAGCAACCTAAAGAAAAACATGATTACATGATTACGGTTGACGTTGCAAGAGGGGTTGGTTTTGACTACTCTGCATTTATTGTAGTTGATATCACCGAGTTTCCACATCGTCTTGTGGCAAAGTATAGAAATAATGAAATCAAACCTATGTTGTTCCCGAATATTATTTGGGAAGTAGCAAGAAATTATAATAATGCATTTATATTATGTGAGGTAAATGATATTGGAGATCAAGTTGCATCTATTCTAAACTATGATCTTGAATACTCTAACCTTCTTATGTGTTCTATGAGGGGACGTGCAGGTCAAATAGTTGGTCAAGGATTTTCTGGTAAGAAGTCACAATTAGGTGTCAAGATGTCCAAGACAGTAAAGAAGGTTGGATCATTGAACCTTAAGACAATGATTGAGGGTGATAAAGTTATCATTAATGATTATGATATTATTTCAGAACTTACTACATTCATATCTAAAAGTAATTCATTTGAGGCAGAAGAAGGATGTAATGATGACCTTGCCATGTGTCTTGTAATATATGCATGGTTAGTTGCTCAAGATTATTTTAAAGAACTTACCGATCAAGATGTTCGTAAAAGATTATATGAAGAACAGAAAAATCAAATTGAACAGGATATGGCACCATTTGGTTTTATAGATGATGGTTTAGATAGTGATACATTTGTGGATGCAGAAGGAGACAGATGGAATAAAGCATCGGATGAATATGGTGAAAGATCATATATGTGGGATTATCTTTCTTAATGGAATTTGATTTAGATGAGAACCTGTCATTGGGTCATTTGTTACTTTCTGATAGAGAGTGTAGGACTTGTAGAGAGACTAAGAATTTAGTTGATGGGTTTTATCGTACTAGAAAAGATAGAGGACCAGTAGCATCATCATACTCATATGAGTGTAAAAAGTGCACTATTAAAAGGGTGAAAAGTAAAAAATTTGAAAGTATTGAAAGGTGGCAATATCCTGACTGGTAGTAAGTTCACGCTAAGTTTCCCCTGTGTAAAGGTTCAAAACAATAAATATTTTTAGACTATTTCTGAGTACGCCAAGGAGTAACAAATGGGCTATTTAAACTTAGCATCTCCAGGTATTCTGGTTAGAGAAGTTGATTTGACCACTGGTAGAGTGGATGCAACTTCTGATAGTATCGGAGCGCTATGTTCGCCATTTGCAAAGGGTCCTGTAGGTCAACCAACATTGATCGAAAGTGAGCAAGATTTGCTCAACATTTTCGGTTCTGCATACAGTGCAGATAGACATTATGAACATTGGATTTCGGCTTCTTCATACCTTGCATATGGAGGTGCATTACGTGTTGTCAGAGCTGACGGCACTGCACTGAGGAATGCATGTGCTGACGATACACCAGGTATTGCCTTCACGGGGACTGCTATTAAAATCAAAAACGATCTGGATTTTGAATCGACTGGATATCTAGAGAACGGTATTAGTGGTGTTTCTTTCGTTGCACAAACACCAGGTACATGGGCAAATAACGTAACTATCTGCGTTGTTGACGGTCAAGCCGATCAACAAATGACTGGTATTAATACAACACAGTTTGCATCTGTTGTTGGTGTTGGTACTACACAAAGTGTAAGAGTAACACACTCTCTACAAGTTGGTTATGGTGTAACACAAGCAGTTCCTGCTAACACAGTTCTTGCTGGTGCTGGTTCTACATCACTATTAGATGGATTTTTCAAAGGTATTATTACTGGTATCAGTAGTGCTAAAGGTGGTACTATTGATGTTAAATTCCACTCTCATGTTTCTACAGCAGGTACTGAAACTGAAGTAGATTATACACCAACTGGTATCTACAGATTTGCAGACTCTGGTTCACTCGCTTTCCATACTGTTGACAATGTAACAATCGGTGTTACTACGTTAACTAATTCGGATGTTGCTTATGGTACTACTTCTTACTCAGGAGAAAACGATTGGTTTGATAACCAATACGTAGGTATTGATAATAATAACTTTAAGTGGAACGCTGTAGCAGATCGTCCTGGTACTTCTCAGTATGCATCTGAGAGAAACTCCAGACATGACGAAATGCACATCCTTGTCATTGATGACAAAGGTTTAATTACAGGTGTTCCTGGTCAAATTTTAGAGAAGCACTTTAATCTTTCTAAAGCAAAGGATGCAACTTCTTCTGTTGCAACACCTTCATGGTATAGAAAGTATCTTGTCGAAGATTCAGATTACATCTTCGGTGGTAACCAACCTACTGGTGTTACTACTTCTAGTTTCCAGAAAGATAAGTTTGAACAAGACAGTGACGTTAACTGGAACCAAGATGCACAAGACATCAGCTTTGCAGGTAGAGGTGCTTGGAAGGTTGTAATGTCTAAGGGCGTTAACTACGCTGCTGCTGGTTTAACTGGTGAATATGCTGCTTCAGTTGGCAACATATATGCTGGTTACGAATTGTTTGAGAATCCTGAGGAGATTGAAATTAACTTCCTCATCATGGGTTCTGCAAACTACAGCAAAGAGGGTGCTGCTGCAATTGCAAACAAACTAATTGAAGTTGCAGAATTGAGAAAAGATGCTGTTGCATTCATTTCTCCTTATAGAGGTGCATTCTTAACAGACGATGCCCTCAACCCAACATCCGAGATCTTAGATAAGATCACAGGATACTTTGCTCCTGTTACATCCTCATCATTCGCTGTGTTTGATTCTGGTTACAAGTACACCTTTGACCGTTTCAACAAAGAGTTTAGATGGGTTCCAATGAACGCTGATATCGCTGGTCTTTGTGCTAGAACTGATATCAATAACTTCCCATGGTACTCACCTGCTGGTACTTCCAGAGGTGCTATCCTGAATGCTGTTAAACTTGCGTTCAATCCTGGTAAGAGAGCAAGAGACGAACTCTATTCCAATAGAATTAACCCAATCACCTTTAATCCAGGTGGCGGTATCATTCTATTTGGTGATAAGACTGGTCTTGCAAAAGCATCTGCATTCGACAGAATCAACGTCCGTCGTTTGTTCATCTTCCTAGAGAAGGCGATATCTGCTGCAGCAAGAGATCAGTTATTCGAGTTCAACGATGATATTACAAGAACAAACTTTGTAAATATCATTGAACCATTCTTACGTGATGTTCAGGCAAAGAGAGGTATTAGTGACTTCTTAGTTGTCTGCGACGAAACCAATAACACTCCTGACGTTATTGATCGTAACGAATTTATCGCAGACATATTCATTAAGCCTGCACGTTCCATCAACTTCATCGGTCTTACATTCGTTGCTACTAGAACTGGCATCTCGTTTGAAGAAGTCGTTGGTAGAGTTTAATTTTAATCCTAGGTAAACAACAATGGCACACAGAGGGCAACAAAATTCGATTGCTACCAAAACTAGGACAATCGATGATTTCAAACAAAGACTAATTGGGGGTGGTTCAAGAAGCAACCTATTCGAGGTTGTTATGAACTTCCCTGAAGGAGTTGTAGGAGCTGATGTTACGGATATCGAACTTAAGTCTCGTTTCCTTATCAAAGCAGCACAACTTCCTGCATCTAATATCACACCAATCGAAGTACCTTTCAGAGGAAGAACTCTGAAAGTTGCTGGTGACAGAACATTTGATGCATGGACAGTCACAGTTATTAACGATACTGATTTCGCACTTCGTTCTTCTTTTGAAAGATGGATGAACTTTATTAATAAGGTATCAGATGCTTCAGGTAGAACAAGTCCTGAAGATTACCAAGTAGATGCTTGGATTCATCAACTTGGCAGAGCAGATGTTTCACCTAATGGTGAGCAACCAAGTGGTGATTCACTACCTATTTTGAGAACGTATCACTTCTATAATATCTTCCCAACTCAGGTCGCACCGATCGAAGTTTCTTATGAAACAACCGACACTATCGAAGAGTTTACTGTTGAACTACAAGTTCAGTGGTGGGAAGCAGGTGGAAATGGCGGATCTGTAGAGTGATAAATAGTTAAACAGTAAAAAAGTTTAACTATACAATGGCGAAACTGTTTGGATTTTCAATTGAAGATGGCGATAAAAAGCCAAAGGGCTTAGTCTCCCCCGTACCTCAGAACAATGAGGACGGGGTTGACTATTATTTGAGCAGCGGTTTTTACGGTCAGTACGTAGATATCGAAGGTGTTTTTAAAAGCGAACACGACTTAATGCGTAGATATCGTGAGATGGCATTACATCCAGAAGTGGATAATGCAATTGAAGATGTTGTAAACGAAGCAATAGTATCAGATTTAAATGATTCTCCAGTTGAGATTGAGTTATCTAACCTCAATGCTAGTGAATCACTAAAGAAAATTATTAGAGAAGAGTTCAAATATATTAAAGATCTTTTACAATTTGATAAGAAGTGTCATGAGATATTCCGTAACTGGTATGTTGACGGAAGAGTTTATTATCATAAGGTAATTGATTTAGATAAACCTTCAGAAGGAATTAAAGAAGTCAGGCACATGGATGCCATGAAAGTGAAATATATGAGGGTTCTTAAAAAAGAAAAGGGCAATGAGTTACAAATTGCACAAAATTATGTGCCTGGTAGAAATCAAACAATACAATTAAAAGATCCTCAGATCGATGAATTTTTTGCGTTTAGTCCTGATAAGAAATCATATAGTTCAAACTCACAAAAAACAATCAAAATTGCACCCGATGCTGTAACCTATATTACATCTGGATTAGTAGATAGAAATAAACATTTAACACTATCATATCTTCATAAAGCAATTAAGGGTCTTAATCAACTTCGCATGATTGAAGATGCACTTGTTATCTACAGATTATCAAGAGCACCAGAAAGAAGAATATTCTACATTGATGTTGGTAATCTTCCAAAAGTAAAATCTGAGCAATACCTCAGAGATGTTATGAATCGTTATCGTAACAAATTAGTTTACGATGCAAACACTGGTGAGATTCGTGATGACCGCAAGCACATGAGTATGCTTGAAGATTTCTGGTTACCTCGTAGAGAAGGTGGTAGAGGAACTGAAATCTCTACACTTCCTGGTGGTCAAAATCTTGGAGAACTTGCTGACATTGAATATTTCCAAAAGAAACTATATCGTGCACTGAATGTTCCTGAGTCAAGAATTGCAGGATCTGGTGATGGATTTAATCTTGGTAGATCATCTGAAATTCAAAGAGACGAATTAAAATTCAACAAATTTGTTGGTCGTTTAAGAAAGAGATTTAGTAATGTATTCCTTGATCTTTTAAAGACTCAACTAATTCTTAAGAATGTTGTTACTCCACAAGACTGGGAGGTTCTATCTGAGCATATCCAGTTTGATTACTTAAAGGATAATCATTTCTCTGAACTAAAAGAGAATGAGATGATTACTTCTAGAGTAACATTAGCATCTCAAGTAGAACCATATTTGGGTAAGTACTATTCTGTTGAATATGTAAGACGCCATGTTCTTCGTCAGACTGATGAAGAGATTAGAGAGATCGACAAACAGATTGATCAAGAAATTGAGTCTGGACTTCTTCCTGATCCTAATGCTCCAGTGGATGAAAATGGGAATCCCATAGAAGGTGGAGGGGAAGAAATTAACCCCGAAGGTGGGGAAATATAAATAAATATTAGGATTATAATTTTTACATACTATGAAACCTACTGCTGAACTAACTGATATGTTAACTGGTGGCTCCTCTAGTACAGAGGTTGCAGACAAGATAAAGGATCTTTTGTACGCAAAAGCATCTGAAAAAATTGACGCTTTCCGACCTCAAGTTGCCGATAATTTATTTGGTGAACCTGAGCAAGAGGAAGAAGGTGAAGCAAGTGCTGAGGTGGAAACTGAAGTTGGCGATGAATCCGAAACTCCAGTAGATGTTGAAGCAAGTGCAGAAACAGATACTGAGGAAACCGTATCCAATGAAGAGGAAGAGGAATGACTCAAAGAGTTAACATAATTGCAACTGAACAGACAACGCCAACAACAGCAGGTGCTGCAAGCAGTATTAGCAAAGCAACTTGTGTAAGACTTTATAACCAGACTGGTGCTGATGTTGTCGTCAATGTTAGTGCAACTGTTGGTGCAGCAAGCACAAATCAATTTACTATGGCAGCAGGTAGAACTGAATTTTTAGAAAAATTATCTACTGATGTTATTTTCACTAGTGGTGGAATTAAAGCAGCAAAGGTAGGATTTACAAACTAAGAACCATGAAACTAATTAGAGAAGAAATCGAAAATGTAGAAGTCGTAACTGAAGAGGTTGACGGCAAAAAGAAACTGCATATCGAAGGAGTTTTCCTACAGGGTGAAATCAAGAATCGCAATGGACGTATGTATCCAATGAGTGTTCTTGATAAAGAAGTATCACGTTATAACGAAGGGTTTGTATCAAAAGGTCGTGCACTTGGAGAATTAGGACATCCTGATGGTCCTGTTGTAAACCTTGATCGTGTTTCCCATAAGATTACCTCTCTTGTAAAAGAGGGTACAAACTATGTTGGAAAGGCAAGAATCCTTGATACTCCTATGGGAAAGATTGCATCTTCTCTTTTAGATGAAGGAGTAAAACTAGGTGTTTCATCTCGTGGTATTGGTTCTTTAGTCAAACAAGAAAGTTGCAGTATAGTCGGTGATGACTTCATCCTTGCAACTGCTGCTGATATAGTAGCAGATCCTTCTGCTCCAGATGCTTTTGTTAATGGAGTAATGGAAGGAAAAGAGTGGGTTTGGGAAGGTGGTTCCATTCGCGAAGCGGCTGCTGAACAAGCAAGAATCGAGATCGAGAATGCAGTAACCCGTCGAGAATTAGAAGAACAGAAACTCTCAATGTTCAATAATTTTCTCTTAAATCTATAAACTCTATAAATAAGTATAGATTAAAACAATTTTGTAACAATTTTGTTTTCCTCTGAGAGTAAACAATGTCCGTTGGTAACCAATTAAAAGAAATGGCAGAAAATGTAGTAACCAAAGGGGCAACAACTGCAGATCCAATGCAGAAGACCCCCGATTATGTACCAGGTCATGGTCAAATAGAAGATCTTGGCGGTCCATCCCCCGATAACTACAAACCAGATGACGATTCAGCAAAGCTGAAGACACCATCTGCAGTTGTAGCAAAACCACCTGGAAAACCAGGTGCAAAGGCAGATCCAATGCCAAAAGCTCCAGATTATGCACCTGGTAAAGGTGGTGCTGATAGTTACAGCACTGGTAGTGGTAAGGCAAAAACTAAGGTTGAAGAAACCGAAGTTGAAGGTGATGTAGTCGAGGAAGAAAAAATCGACTCTACAGGAGATATTAATATCGATGTCACTGACGACATTAATGCAATGTTTAATGGTGAAGAACTCTCCGAGGAATTCAAAGGAAAGGCAGCAACAATTTTTGAAGCTGCTGTTAGAGCAAAAGTTAACGAACTTGCAGAGGACATCGAAAAGCAGTATGCAGAAGCAGCTGCTGAAGAAGTCACTGAGTTCAAAACTGAACTAACAGAAAGAATCGACAAGTACCTTGAGTACGTTGCCGATGAGTGGTTCAAGTCTAATCAACTTGCAGTTGAAAACGGACTCAAAACAGAAATGACTGAATCATTCCTATCTGGAATGAAAGGTCTATTTGAAGATCATTATGTATCCATCCCTGAAGATAAATATGATGTACTTGAGGCTATGAGCGTCAAGTTAGATGAAATGGAAACAAAACTCAACGAGCAGATTGAAGCTAACGTCACACTTCATTCAAAACTATCTGAGTCTACTAAGGCTGAGATCGTAACTGAATTATCCCGTGGTTTAGCTGAGTCTCAAAAAGATAAACTCGCCTCTCTTGCAGAAGGTGTTGAGTTTGAGAGTGAAAAGCAATTTACAGAGAAGTTAACTACTATTAAAGAATCTTATTTCTCTAACGGTACAACTACTCAAATTAGTGATCAGGCAGAGGAACCCCAGTTGGATAAAGGGAATTCCGATACTATGTCTGCTTACATCAGAGCACTTGGTAAGTATTCTGGAAAGTGATTTTAATATCATTAAAAACTCAAACATCTCACGCAAAACTCTACTAAAATGTTAGGCAATGCAAATTATCTAGAGGAGAAGTGGGCTCCTCTACTCGACGCAGAAGGCGTTGAGAAAATCTCAGACCCACATAGAAGAGCAGTTACTGCTGCTATTCTAGAGAACCAAGAGAAAGCACTTAAAGAAGAAGCAGGTTTACTTCAGGAAGCACCTACTTCTGGTTTTGGCGGTGCTCTTTCAGGTGGTGCAGACTTTAAAGGTGGTGCACTCACTTCTACTGGTTCACCCACCGCAGGTTTCGACCCAGTTTTAATTTCATTGATCAGAAGATCAATGCCAAACTTGGTTGCTTATGACCTTGCTGGTGTTCAACCAATGAACGGTCCTACAGGACTTATCTTCGCAATGAGATCTAAGTTCGTCAATGACGACGGTTCACTTGGTAGCGAAGCATTATTCAACGAGCCAGATACAACTTTCTCTGGTTTATCAACTGCTGCTTCACAAACACTTGGTGCAGACTACACTGGTGCTACTGATGGTGGCGCTGCTGTTGGTTTCGGTACTACCGAGCAACAAGGAGCTAATCCTGGTCTTCTTACTCTTAATGCTGATGGCAAGAGCTACAACGTAGGTCAAGCAATGAGCACTGCTGAGGCAGAAGCACTTGGTGATGCAGGTAACGCTTTCCGCGAAATGTCATTCAGCATCGAGAAGGTTGCTGTTCAGGCACGTTCAAGAGCGTTAAAGGCAGAGTACAGTTTGGAACTAGCACAGGATCTCCGCGCTATTCATGGTTTAGATGCTGAGGCTGAATTAGCAAATATTCTCTCAACAGAGATACTTGCTGAAATCAACCGCGAAGTCATCAGAACCATCTATAAGTCTGCTGAGGCAGGTGCTCAGAACAACGTTGCAACCGCAGGTGCGTTTGACTTAGACGTTGACTCCAATGGTAGATGGTCAGTTGAGAAGTTCAAAGGTTTACTTTTCCAAATCGAGAGAGACGCTAACGCGATCGCACAAAGAACTCGTAGAGGAAAGGGTAACATAATCCTATGTTCTTCTGATGTTGCTTCTGCATTAACAATGGCTGGTGTATTAGATTACACACCTGCACTTAATGCTAACCTTAACGTTGATGACACTGGTAATACATTTGCTGGTACAATCAATGGTAAGTACAGAGTATTCATCGACCCATTCTCAGGTGGTCAGAACGCTTCTGGCGCTCAGTACTACGTTGTTGGTTACAAAGGTACTTCACCTTATGATGCTGGACTTTTCTATTGCCCTTACGTTCCACTACAGATGGTAAGAGCAGTTGGAGAAAACACATTCCAACCAAAAATCGGGTTTAAGACTCGTTACGGTATGGTTTCTAACCCATTTGCTGAAGGCGACAATGCTGGTGCAGGTCGTATCTTCGCTGGTGTTAACAGATACTATAGACGTGTACGTGTTGACAACCTAATGTAAGCGAGATGCTTATATTTTTCCAAGAGACTCCTTAGGGGGTCTCTTTTTTTGTCAACATCTCCTGACACTAAATAATGTTACAGGAGGTAAAGACTAATGTTACACTTATTAGGCAAAGGAATAATGCCAGAATGGAATGAAGAGAAGCACGACAGAGATGAGGTTTTTGCCTTTCTGTGTTATCGTGGTATCTTCTATTCAAAAATGGTGAAACTAGATCCATTCAAGATTAAATCTTGGAGAATAGATTGGGACTAGGCATTTCTTTTTGTTAAGAAATACCCGACTAAGTATAAATTTTTTGGTAAATAATAATAGGGTTGGAGGAAAGAAAATGCACTAAACCTCCTGTATTATGTTTCTTAATTAATGGAGTAAAATGCATAATCTAATACCACGTAGTGAACTAGACTCGTGGCAACACTATAGTACGTCAAGCGACGAGAAGATCGACGACTACTATGAATGTCTAGTTGAATGCGATTCAAGACAAAACGAATGCAAACGAATATGTAGAGAAATTCTACAATAAATACAGGGGGTCAAGAGACCTCCTTTTTTATTAAATGAAATATCTTACTCATCCTCTGACCGTATGTAATCTAATTATCGTAGGGTCTCTTGTCTTCATCGAAGCATTACATATTAATTTTCATAAGGGGTTGACACAATG